CTTTTCCTTGCGCTCATGGCACACGTTTCTCAACCCCCGAGAGAGACTTAGAACGAGCAACTTCGACTTATTACAAGAGGATCTGGAAGGGAGGATTTATCCGCAGATCTGGGGTTTCACAGCCCACGCTGCTCACGCAGCGTCACAGCGCGTAGCTGTAGGCATTCATGCCTGAGTGTCCTTGTCGACACACTCACCCACCGTGTAGGATCACGGTGAGGGGCGATTGCACGTCGCCACCCGGATAAACCCGGAGAGTGCACTGGCGCACTATACGCCAGGACCACGGTTGTTCGCCTGACATCCGTCATTGTTGGCCACTAGAGTAGGTACCAACAATCACGTGCTAGGGATAGTACGTGTATCACACGGACGCAGCTTCTCTGTTGATGGTCAGTAGTATCAGATGCTCTGAGTAAGATTAGGTAAGGCGGGCTTAGGATTTGCCCTCCGCGCGACAGCGTACCCTCCTCCCTAATCATGTTCACGACTCTGCCTCCTGATCCCCTCAGCAGTAGAAGTCCCCGTGATAGAAGATCCCACGGTTCCAATTGGGTAAGGAAAAGTAGCAAAATGGTTACCCAGACACTCGTAGCTGGGCAAGACACAATAAGTCGCCGTGCGCTTAGTACTTTCACGTCCCGGGGGTTCTGCAGAACACCCCGAAACCACTCTTACCATTTCGACATTTGACCAACAAAACGATTTTAACAATTTCTACCAACTCAGCTCAGAGAACCCCGAGCAAACTGACTCCGGCAGATCAACCGGAGGCGTAAAACCCTTGGCTGCAACCAAGGGCGAACTACGACGCGAGGAAAACGCGAGAAATAACCCAGCTGCTGATGGGGCAGTGCACCCACTTCCGATCCATGACATGAGCTACAAGGATGCAGCTTCGTGCTCACTGGATGCGGCGTGGAAGAAGATTGCCTTCTCAACTGTGGTAGTCCCACCCGAAGAGATGATTCCCCTCCTCTCGGCTGGTAACACACGGCAAGAACGCAAGGGTAAGAACAAACCCAAGCCGTCGAAGAAGGGAGGGATCAGGCAGACATCTGTCAAGACGGCCCCGAGGACGACATTCCGCCAGACAGTCAACAGGGACACGATGGGCGATCGTGGTGTTCCTGTAACGCACACGTCGATCCTTGCTGAAGCCGTCTCACCCGCGGTGGTGGGAGGCTACGAAGCGTGGGAAGTGCACATCAACCCAGGTCTTAGCCATGCTTTTCCCTTCTTGGCTGGCATTAGCTCCTCGTACGTCTACTATGTTGTCAACTCAATCTCGATTGAGTACGTCAAGGAAGTTGGGGAGCAAGATGGGGTGGTCCGCATGGCATACGCATACAAGAGTGACCAGCCCAAACCCGTCACTGACTCGGAATTTTCGGAGGTGGCAGGGGCAACAAAAGGGGCACCGTGGACCAACCAGACAATTAGGGCGAACGCAAAGAAGGTGCACAACATGGCCGACAAGCTGAAAGTCCGCCACAGCCACGAGAACTCGCTAGACTCGTACGACGGGGTCAAGTTCTGGTTCGCGTTGAACCACTGTCCGGTAGCTTTAAAACACCTGGGCAACTTTTACATCACATTCACGTTCACTTTCTACGAAGCACGCGGGCCAGCAACACAAGGGAGTTTGACATCAGGCGACCAAATTATTAGTTGCTCGAGTGTTGGTGGGGACGTTGCCCCCAGCGGGACAAAGCTGTTCATCAATTATAACGTGCCAGAGATGCGGAACATTGCAGGTATGTACTCTGTCTTAGAGAAATCATCAGTCGGCACGGGTGAGCAGGACGTCACGGTCTTTAGCGTCTCCCGCCCTATGAAAGCAGAGGTTACAACAACGACAACTGTTACCACGACGGCCGATACAGCAGCAGCTAACTTTCCCCTCTTCCTGAGCACCACAAGCAAATTTCAGTACTGCGATGCCAAAGACGCGCCGGGAACAACAGACTTTGGTAGCCTTGCGTCTGCAACACAGTTCGCGAGTGCCTCAAAACCATCTGACGGTGGGGGCATAATCCCAGCGAATGGTGCCATTCACACGCACCATTCAAAATCACTCATGCACTTTGTGCCTGGGTACAAGTATTTTCTGACAATTGCAAATGACGCAGCTAGCACAATGGAGATGATACTGTACAATGCTGTCAGGGTGGCGAACATCTCAATCACCTTCATCGGGTCACTCGAACACCTCTTGACACACCTTTCACCCCTCGAGGAGAAGAACGCGGTTGCACTTTACGGTCCCCTGGTCCATCCCACTGACAACCGCGGCAAACAGGAACGCAGTCGCCGCATAACATCAAAGCTGGGCCACCTGCAGTTCATGCAGCAGGCTATTACAGCCCCAACTCCGGGTGGACTGGCACCCCTGGATACGAAAGAGAAGCAGACAGCAGCGACAACAACAACAACCGTTGCGGTGGATGACACCAGCAAAGCAAAAGTGAAACGCAACCAATCAATCGAGACATACAAAGAAAAAGTTATACGTCTCAACTTACTGCAGGACGAACTGGATGAGATCGAAACTGCTCGAGTAGGGAATGAGTTAAACTGTTAGGGGTATACAGACCGGGCGTACAAAGACAAATCGCCGGCAAACCCCATACTAGTATGACAACTTCCCTTTACGGCCGAATCCCTGAGGCCATCAGCTCTAACGGAAGACACAGCGGACTGGAGTGCTGTATAAATACCATCCTTAAAAAACAAAAAATTTTTTCTGGCTCCAAAAGGAAAATCTTTAGACTGTTAAGACCATCATATCTGAGTAAGAGTCGAACACAGTCCACCTGGGGGTTGTCCAATAAGGAGGCAAACAAGTTGCAACACGCCCTCAATGGAAACATATCTCCAACCGCAGTGCAAGCAAACACAACGCGACACCGTGTCAGCGGACGCGAGCACAAGGGAAAACCAGACAACATTAGGTCTGGTCACCATAGGGATATGAAGAAAGTGTCAGAAAAGAAACAAACCAAAACAAACTCCAACAATGTACAAAAACAACACGGAACCCCACACAAGCGAGAACGGAAAACGACCCGAGACAGAGAGACAAAAATGCACGACCACGACGTAGCTCACCGCGTGACAGGCATGTCGCGTATCAACCGTCGTGCTAGGGACGACCAGGAGAGTGAAGATGTCCCGATGTGTACAGAGGCGAAGTGCACAATGCCTTCACACCACCACGCCAAGAAAGCGCGCGGTGGTGGCGGCGACACAGGAAACGGCAACCGGAATGGGTACTTGCAGCGCAAAGCAAAAGACTTAGTTTTGTGCAACATGCTCGAATGCCCAGGCGGTCCACATTACCACCTCGCAACTCGACTTCGCAAGGGCGATTTCACAAACGCAATCATCGTGGGTAGTTCCCATGATACTCAACCATCTGCCATCTCGGCACCCGCTTCGCGGAGACAATCTATGAGTATCAACGATAATGCAGTGAGTGACGTCGACAGCGACGAAGAAGAATTGATCGAGGATGATGGTGCCGCCGGTGAACCGGTGGAAGTCAATCTGTCTGAACAAGAGCGGTTGGACGCACATGTCAGCACATACGTCGCCCCGAAACTCGAAGTCCCAGCTGTCGAGACTGATTTGCTTGCTACGCAAGTGTGTACCGTGGTTGTCAAGATGTCCGAAGGTTCGTTTTCGTCTGTCTTAAAATCCGTAAAAAATTGGATTGTCAAGAAGATACCATTCGGGCACTGCGAAGTGGACGCCTTGCGCGGGACACTCTTCCCTGATGAGGTCAGCACACGGGAGACGGAGCATGTGACGAAACTCTTTGGATACGTAACGAACCCACGAAGAACGTCTCGCACAAACCCACTCGCGGAGTACGGCTTCAACTTTGCAATCAACGTTCCCATCTACCTCAACTTAGCGAACAAGTACATGAGAGAACAACGGAACATGAACAACATGTTACTAAACGATTATACCATCGCCCCAAAAGCGTATCTATTCGTTGCAGAAACCTTGCGTGTCCAGTACCGCGAAACATTGATGAAATCGGACCCGGTGCATTTGCGTTACACAATCATGTATTTGACAAACCAGTGCCTCTTGAATGAACTCACAGTATCGACCAGCACGGGCAGAACAGGGGCCGTATCGTACAAGCGTCGAGCGTCACCAACTGGAAACCCCGTGCAGATGGGGGTATTTCGCCAAGGACTCGGAAACGTCAAAGACCTACCGCCGTACAAGTTCAACGACAAAAAGTTTCGCATCCGCCGCGGTCGCGAGCACTTCAACCCACTCACGCGCCGGATCGAGTTTCCTCCTGAAGAGCCGGGATATCGACAGAAGCAGTACTACACAATCGTTGGGCCGTCGGTCGCCGTATGTGCGTACGCTCCAGCGCGAACGAATGCGAACATCAGCGCTGCTGCGACACGAGTGATTAGCATTGTCAAACCAGAAATCGCCGGTTTGCACGAAGAGTTGCGGGAGAACCAGAAGAAACACTTCGGCACCACTATCTTTGCGAACGGGGACGCTATCGGGTTGCGCGACTCCATCGCACTCGACATGCAAGCATTCACGACAACCCTGGACGAAATATACGAGCACGTCAGCGACGTTCACCCAAAGCGCATGCTCCGAGAAGCAACCTGGCAACGCATTCGAGATGACGGACTCAACTTCCGTGAAAATTTTGGTTTGAGCAGGGTTGAGATGAACTTGAAGATGATGGAAATGCTCCCCGTAGATAAGCTCCCGAGAGCCATTTATGCGCTCGGGACACCCGCATCACTTGTTGGGTTTATGCTCGCAACCTACATGAAAAAGGGTATGGAAAATGCGACGCGAGCAGATGGGGTGAACAAATGGGTGTTTGTGAAAGAAGTACGGCAAGACATTTTGGATCAAGTCATGGTTGATGCTGTAATCGGAGAGCAAACAATCATGTACGAGCATTCGGACGACTCAATTTATTGCGTCGGCACAGGGCAAGAGCGCAAACGGTTCAACATCGACGTATCAAAGGCGGACGCAAGTTACGGAGAATTCCTCTTCAAAGCTATCGTTGCAGTTACGCCGAAAAGGCTTCAGTCTGTAATGAGCACGCTGATTAAACAGTTGAAAGCGGACGTACACATTCAAAGCGCTGACAAGAAGCACAAGATTGTCCTGCGGGTCCTAGAACCATTCTGCATGTCTGGCCACACCTTCACGACGCTCTTCAACCAGTTCGCTGGCTACTTCCTCTCACGTGAACTATTCCGCCAACAGCCGAGAACCGTTCGTGACATTGAGTTGTGCGGGGCAAAAGTCGGCCTGTTCCTCAAAGTTGAGCAATGTGCCACGATCCATGATCTGCAATTCCTGAAGCATTCCCCCGCCTGGGACACTGCCGGCGACCTCCGGGCCGTGCAAAACTTTGGTGTGGTCCTCAGACTTATGGGAACAGCACGGGGTGATGTCGTCGGACACGGCGATTTGAAGCGCCGTGGGCGTGAACACCAGGCGCAGATGATGCACTCAACTTTCGCACACCTGAACACTCCCATCGGAATCGGACTGAGCCGACACTGGAAAGTTGGGTATGTCAGACCAGAAATTGCCAAGCAAGTGACACGAGACGGTCGGTACATGGTTGACAAGACTCCACGTCCACCAATCAACATCACAACCGTGGAATACCTCCGTAGATACAAGTACTCCCCGGAGGAGATCAGTTACCTGGAAAGCGCCTTCCTCACAGCAGACTATGGCGACATCTGCAACCACCCCTCCCTCGCCAAAGGGCTCGAGAAGGACTACGGTATCACGACAGACGGAAACGTCACGGTACCACACGACTACATTAGTTAAACTGCATATATGCAGACCCCCCTTCCGGGGACTCCCCCCTCCTGGGTGAAATGGCGGCACATCGAG